CATAAAGGTGGATTATCCGCTGAAGACTTACTACCACGTTATCAACAAATTATTAATTCTTTTTGTAATCCTAAAACTAAAGAATTTGTAAATATTTATTTTGGTAATAATGCTATAAATACCACGGAATTGAAATTTACATTACCTATTTATTTATAAATTACGATCATTTTTATATTTACTTCATCTTTCATATAATATTATCGTCTTTCATATAATATTGTATTTTAAACTGTATTTATTCTATATTCACTATGCTCGTATATTTCACCTGGGTAAAATGGGGGTGTAAATTGGAATCGAGAATAACCTTCTGGCTTTTTTCCATTCCATAAACCTATACCACAACTATGGTCATCACCTATACTACCCCATCCAAAATCACATATATATACTCTTCCTTTCGAAATTAATATTTCATCATAGATTTTGATATCATTATGTTTTACATTTAATTGTTTTAATTTTTTACCGATTATTTCCAACTGAAGTATAAAACTTCCAGGCGTGTTTACTCCATCTAATACTTCTCCACAATTATTCATCATTATTATTTTTTTATCATCATCATAATGGATTAATTCTGGAACAAACTTACAATTATTTTCATTTAAATAATTTAATAAATATACTTCACGTTCAAATACATTGTATCCTAACATTTCTAATATTTCTTTAAACACATATTTTCCATCATTTGTTTTATATATACGAGAACATTTCGCATCTGGTGTTATTACATCATTTGGTTCATATATATAAGTTTTTCCATCTACTTCTATTGTTCCATCATCATTTATATTTATTTTTTCTTTTTTACTTAATGGTAATTTATCCAAATTTCTTACAAATGGTTTAAATACTCCTTTTCGACGTTGTAAATGACGGGATGTTCCTTCTAATGATGGATTACCGTTTATTAAACCATCATCATCATAGTCATTTTCGCTATCACTATCGATAGTTTGTTCTATATTATAAATTGTATTTAATGGTAACATTCGTATATTTAATAGTATTATTTTATTTTTAATATTTATATTTCAAGTAATATAAATATGGATGAATTACATATTGTTATTGATTGGACATGCCATTTTGATTTAAATACTATGCAAAATATGATTAATAGTTCAAACTTAACACTGAAAAATATTCATTTTAATGATCCTATTATAAATAAAAAACATGTTATGAGTTTGTTTTATAACACTAATATTGATGATTTTAGAGGACAAACTCCTTTTAATATTTATATTATAAATGATAATAAACCTAAATATGAATATAGAAACACATCTAAAGGATTACGTAAGGTTAATAGTAAATTATTTGATTTAAAAACTACACTTAGAAAAATTACTGGAGGTTATAAAATACATGCTACAGATAATATACAAGAAACTAAAGATAATTTGCGGTGTCTATCATTATTTGATAAATATTATAATCAAAAAGTTTTTAAAGATATTTCACATGTATTTGATACATTAAATTTTTTTTCAGAATTAAAATGGGTTGTTATGAGAAATTTTGAGGAAATGCCATCAAATGTTACTATTGATGAACACCTGGATATTGATTTATTGGTTAATGATTATTTTTTAGTTAAAACTATTTTAGACGCTGAAAGTGCTACTGATTTACGATATGATGATGGCGGACCACGGATTTTAAATTTTGTATATATCGGAAATACTAAAATTTTGTTTGATTTTAGACAGGTTGGGGATAATTATTATGATATTAATTTTCAACAAAAAATGCTTGATACTAGAATTACACTTCGGAATTTTTATACACCTAATAATGAATTTCACATTTTTGGTCTAATATATCACGCTATTATACACAAACCTGCTATCTCTGACACATATAAAAAGGTTTTTATTCAATATGGTATTGAAGAACAAGATATTAACATTCCATTTTTAAAAATGGTATTAGATAATTTTATGATTCAAAATAATTTCAAGTACGTCAGACCAGAACCTTCTGTTGGATTCTTTATTGAATAAAATATTATAAAATTGCAACATTTTTTATAATATTTTATATTTATAACTTATTAACTATCAAATTTTACGAATATGTTAGATTATTTATATTACGGTTGTATTGAAGATGTACCTTCTACTTATAATAAATATAGACTGCTATTACCTAAAATGATGAATAAAAAACTTGATATGTCTATGCCTACTTGTAAGTATAAGTATCCTTCTCATAAACATAGATTTAATAAAACAAAGAAGCTATTGTATTGAATCTGGGCTTTGGAGGTTATCCACTAATAACCTTTTTTTGTCATAAAAAAAGAGGTTGTTATTTAAATTACAAAATAAGGGGTTTATACTAGCACATGGTTTGTACTGTCATCTGATTTCAGCAACTTAATCTGTAAGAGTTTGCTTTTATAAGTTTTAGAGTGTTCTTTTAGAATCGTATTAGAATACTCAGTCAGTGAATTAAATTCACCGTATAGATCGACTACTTTGTTAGCAACTTCTTGATTATACGACCAATCGGCGCTCTCCATACATCTTTTTTTATATGTATTCCTACTACCTTGTAGATACCTTCCACATGTCTGTATCAATAATTCATTATTATCGTCACGAACACCCGCTGGATTCCTTAATACAAACTTGCCGTTACGCTCACATATTGACCAATTTGGAAAACCATTTGAATGTATGTGATTAGTTAGTTCATTCACACTAGGACGATTATATTTTGGTATGGTTATCTTTTTTAACAAATCAACCATGCGAAATATTATATCCGTTATACCCTGATACTCAAGGTCTATTACATTTGTAATGTCTCGGTTCTTTTCACTGGCCTTTTCTTTTTTTAGAACTAGCATCGCAAACATCTTCTCAGTTATTTCACCCTTCAAGTATTTAACTCTTAAATCACTATTATTGATATCTCTAGGTTCATGCCATCTCCTTTGGATGTTATACAGATGAAGGGAATTACGAACTATTTCTAACACATTCTTTGACGAGACTGTGTCGGTTGGGATCAAATCACTACTGTTTAGATTTGTCATTGAAGATTCCAAAAATATATGTAAATTCGTATCATTTAAATCACGACCACATTCAAAATCTCCATGATTTCTAGCTATCTGCTCACCACCATTCGCTCCGCGTTGTCTCAACCACTCGTAATAATGTGGATTCGCATTTGAGTTGATGATTGTACCACGACGCCAACTAAAGCTTGTGTGACATTGAGTACACCACATATGATCGCAACCTGATATTTTATGTATCGAAGTTGAACACTTTGGACAAGGTTTTGTGTCATTCTCTAACAGCTTAACTGTTGCTTTGACGTCTGGATTACAGGTGTGCTCAATATCTCTTGACGCACCTTTAATTTCATGACAATCTGGGCATACCCACATGTCACATAGACCGCATTTCCATTGACTACTCAAGAAACCACGACAATTCTCATCTGGGCACTTACGTGTATGAGTTACTGTCGCATTTGATTCTGAAGGAGGAGCGCGATTGTTTAATAACCCACGCACCCTACGTTGCTCTTTTTTATTTTTATTAATTTCGTCCCTTATTGGGTAAAGATATTTATGTTTCAAAGCGTCTAAGATTATTAGGTTTTGATGCTGAATAATTGAATTTTTGTGGTTTAGAATATGCACATTCGATAATATATCCGCATTAGACGTTCCACCTGGGGCTTCCTCACCTAATCTGTCTAACATATTATCTACACGACCCATGAAAATATTTATTGTTGTCTCTTCTATTGGTTTTAGATTTTTCGTTTCATTTTTAAAAAGCACATCCACTTTTTTTTGCATTCTTTCGTATTCTTCTGATAATTTCTTATCTGATAATTTTAAAGCTTCTTGTTCATCACGCAACCCTTTCTTACGTTCCCATTCTTCTTTTTCGCGAGCTATTATTGCCATCGTTGCTGGGAATTGTGACCGCTCCCTATCTACACAATCTTTCTTTAACATATCACGCCATTTAGTATTCACCCATTGACTTGTAAATGTTTCAACGACATACTTACGAGTCCATACCTTTTGACATACGGGTGTGCCGTCTGGGTTTTTCTCTGGGTTCATACAGATTGTAGCACCTTGATCTAATATGTAATACTCACAGCATGTTCTACAAGCTGTGAAATCACAATATTGACAACATACCTCCTTATGCTTGCTCGCATTAAAGGTTTCCGCACAAATTAAGCAACTATTCATCTTAACCTATTGGTTTTATTTTAAGTAATTACACTTGATAACTCAACAAAACATCATGCAATTTCCTATGTTACCTTACATTTTAGTGGTTTTATTTTATTTTTTTAACCTCCTCATCTAAACTTTTTATCATGAGATTTTATTTCTGGCTTTAATTTAATATTATCATATCTTTGTAGCAAACGGTAAAACCCTAGTGGAAATAAGATATGCCATATAGTATGGCCATGAACTGTACTTTCATTACAATCATATTCTGATATCATCCAACATACAAAACCTAAGAATGATACTAAGAGATAACGTTTATATGGAGCATTATATTTATTTGCTACCTTATTTATCATTATTACAGAGAACCCTACATAACTACCAAATATCGAAGGAAATAATTTGTCATATTCTATCAGTGTGTTTATTGTTAAGAAAAGATACATAAATATTGTATTATATTTGTTTAGTTGGTTACGTTCTTGGGTTTTATTATAATACATATTTATTAATCCCCACAATCCAAAATAATTTGCTAATATCATTGAGATTTCATCTGCTTGTTTTCCTGACCAAGATAAATAATAATGATAATGACTACTTGCTATACCATTTACCGCTAACATCATTGCTACATTATAGAATTGAGGATATACTGGAAACCCGGTTATTATTGGGATAATTGTTATTACTAACGCACTACACGCATTATAGACTTCAGGACCTTCATTGTTTTGTAATCTTGATTCACAAAAATTATGTTTAAAAATTGGTATTATTTCTGTCACATTGTTGTTTATACATATTATTTCTTCGTTCATTTATAATATTGTATTAAGATATATTTTTAATACAATTTTTAATAACCTTCTTTTCCACATTCTTTACATGTTGTAAAGACCTCACCATACATACCATCTTCTCGTTCAGATATCCATGTATGACCTCCATTTGACTCGCAATATTTTGCTTTATTTAATTCCATTATTTTTATATCTACATTTAATTCTTTTATACGGCGTTCATATCCTTCTTTTATTTCACGACATGTCTTTATTTCTTCATTCATTTTCTTCATATAATGGTCTTTCAACTCATTAGAATGTGGGGGTTTCATCTAAACTTTATAGATTGATGTTTTTATATACTATACATAAATTATTTGTGAAATCATTTATTACAAACTTTTTTCTTATAGAGTTCGTATTGAAAGGTTTTGTTGAAGAGTTTTATTGAAAGGTTTTGTTGAAGAGTTTTAT